GTTGCAGGTCGGCACACACTTCCGAGCGTTGAGCAAGTACGGCAAGCGGGTCATCCCCTGGCTCTGGCCGTCGTACTCGATCAACAAGAACGAGGCCGAAAACTACGGCAGGTGGACGGTGCCAGTGCTTCAGCAACTCGAAGGCATCGACACCATTGGCGTGTGGGTTGACCTCAATCAACCCAGTGCGTCCGCAATCCAAACCCGCAACATGATCGCAATCGCGCCGCACCTGTTAGCGGCAGTTTCCTCAGACACATAGGAGTACGCAATGAGTCTCATCGACCAACTCGACGGATACAACGCAGGCAAGGCAGTAGAGAGCCAAGCCACCCGTGCCATTCAGCAGGCAGACAACTTGCTGACATCTGCTATCGCAGACTATGCAGCATGGGCAGCCACAGTGCCAAGCCTCGGCTTTGACGCAGACACGCTCGCTGACATTGAGTCACGCAAGGCTGCGATCGTTGCATCAGCGTTGAGTTCCCTCCAAGCCGCAACGACCGCTATCGAAAGCCTGTAACCAATGGCACTGCCAAGCACTACTTACGACACAGCGACGGTTCTCAACCCGTCGTCAGCATTGACAGACTTCACGCTCATGGTGGATCTGTCTCGCATGTCAGCGGCGTGGTGGTCGGCTGCTGAGAACACTAACGCTCGGAGAGGGCGAGCAGCGAAAGATGACGGCACCGAACTGGCGTGTGATTGGATTGACTATGACCACACCGGACAGACAGGTTGGCTCCGTGTCAAGTGGTCAGGCACACTGGCAACGACAGGCACGCAGATTCTTCGTGTGTACCCGCCCGTTTCCGCGAACAGTGTGCAGATTAGCAGCAATCCGTTTGGTTCGGACAATGCGTATGACGCGGATTGGCGTTGGTACACACCGGGCCACGATCTTGTGAACCGGATTGATTCAGGCGAGTCGATGGTGCAAGACGCGTCGGCAACATCCAGCATCAGCACGGACGGCAAGACATCCGGCTCGCTTTACTACGATGGTGTCGGCTCGTCCTCACTGGCCTATGCGGAATACGCCCACGGTTCAGACCTAAATAGCGGTGCGGATATCACGCTCATGGCGTGGACAAAGTTCACCAGTAAGGTGACATCGGAGAACAGTTACCCGTTCAGACTGGCAGAGTCCAGAACGAGCATCACCAACGCAATATATCCTCGTGTTGACCCCTCCGGGGACAGGTGGCGATGCCAGATCAGGCAGCTTGGATCGCCAAACCAAATCAGCAATCTTTACACCACAACCGCACTCTCGGGCTTCGATGGTGCTTGGTCGCATCTTGCAATACACAATGATGGGACAGGGCAAGCCGTACTCTTCAACGGGGTGCAGGAGGACAGCGCCGGGGGCTTTGACCCGCTCTATGCGGGTCTGGACACCCTAACCCTGTTGGATGCTGTCATTGGGGAGCAGTGGGCCGGAGAGTACCAGTTTCACAACGCAAAGCGATCCCAGCAATGGATCGCCCACGAACATGACCAGACCAACGACCAAGCCGCGTTCTTCGGGACTTGGGCGAACACGCCAGCCCCCACCCCCAGCACATACCAGACGAGATCGCGGACACGCGACAGGAGTCGATGATGACGCATCCCACTGACTTCGGAGTCTGAACATGGCCGCACCTGTACCCGTCACCTTCAGCCCCGCCAATGGCGATACCGACTCCAAGAGTGACGCGGCAACGATCCTCTGGGATGTATCGGTCACGCTCGCAAATCCCGCAGCAGGGAAAGAGATTCGCATGTATGTCGATGGCCTGCTCCGCGAGACAGTCACTACCGACCAGTGCAGCGTCACCGGCCTGCCGCCGAAGTTGCTCCGCATCGGCAACAACATCCTCAATCAGACCGCATATTCAACCGGAGTCGTGTCCGTTGCCGTAGACGAAGGATTCCTGACAAGCGGCACCGCTGATCCTAACGCAGCGATCCTGTCCGATGATTGGCAGTTCACCCGTGACATCTCCTTCTACCGGCCTCGATCACGAATCCGCGATGGGCAAAGGTTGCGATGACATGGGACGGCCAGAGCAGCATGGAAAGACGAAGATGGCGAAAGCCCACAAGGGCAAGCACGGCGGCGAGATCGTGGACGGGCAGCGCCGCGAGGGTGGAGCGTTCGCGCCTGGCAACTCGCTCGCAAAGGGCCAGGGCAAGCGTATCTCCGCAGCGATGCGAATGCGTAACGCCTTCCGCGACCATGTAGGCGAAGAGAAGATCCGCGAGATTGCGGACGAACTATGGGCGATGGCAATGACGCGATCGCTCGACCCGAAGGAACGGGCGGCAATCTTCAAGCTCATACTCGAGTACACGATCGGCAAGCCGTCGCAAGACCTTGCGGTAGCAGCCGAATCGGACGGGCAAGGCAATACACGAATCATGTTCGTAGTCAAGGACGGCGACGATGGAGAAGTGCAAGAACTGTGACACGCCTGCGGTATGCGGCTCCGTGCTTTGCCACGACTGCCGCAACGAGGCGATGTGCGAATGCAAGAGCAATGTAACACCCAAGCTCCGCCGCTCTGACAGTGACGGGGACTTAGTGCTTTCGCAGCAGGTGTACCGATCATGCAAGGGGAAATCTTGAGTTACGAAGTGCTACACGGCGACTGCCGCGAGGTCATGGCGGGCATGGACGAATGCTCCGTTGATTCGATCGTCACCGACCCGCCCTATGGCCTGTCGTTCATGGGTAAGGGCTGGGACAAGGGTGTGCCCGGCGTTGAGTTCTGGGTGGAGGCGTTGCGTGTCGCCAAGCCCGGCTCTCACTTGCTCGCGTTTGGCGGTACGCGGATGGTCCACCGGCTGGCCGTTGCGATCGAGGATGCGGGTTGGGAGATCCGCGACCGCATCCATTGGGTATACGGGTCGGGGTTCCCGAAGTCGCACAACATCAGCAAGGCGATTGATAAGGCGGCTGGGGCAGAGCGTGAGGCAGTGGGGGAATATGAGGTATCGCGCAACCTTAGCGGCGGCTCATGGGCTGATCTTCACGGCAAGCCGAATGGCGCGAAAATGCACAGTATCACCGCCCCCGCAACCCCCGCCGCCCAGCAATGGGACGGCTGGGGCACCGCACTCAAGCCCGCCGTCGAGCCCATCATCCTCGCACGCAAGCCGTTCAAGGGTACGGTCGCGGCGAATGTGCTGGAGTGGGGGACGGGTGCGATCAATGTGGATGGGTGCCGGGTGGGGGATGAGATTGTAACAATCAACACATGGGACAACGGTGCAAAGCCGTTCGGGGATGGTGCTGGCAATCCGTACACAGGAAGACAGCAGCAAGGCCGCTTCCCCGCCAACCTCATCCACGACGGCAGCGACGAAGCGACCGAGGGCATGGGTGACGCGAGCCGGTACTTCTACTGTGCAAAGGCGAGTAAGAAGGATCGGGACGCGGGGTTGGACACCGAACCTGTGGTGGCTGGGGGCATGTCCGGCAGACGCGACGGCAGCATGGGCAAGGTGACATACTCCAAGAACCACCACCCCACCGTCAAACCCACCGATCTCATGGCGTACCTATGCCGACTCATCACACCGCCCGGTGGCACGATCCTCGACCCGTTCAACGGGTCAGGCAGCACGGGCAAGGCGGCGGTACGCGAGGGGTTCAACTACATCGGCTGCGAACTCGATCCCGAGTATGTCGAGATCGCACGGGCGCGCATCGCGGCGGGGGTGCCCGCTTGACCGAACTCAAGGTCCAACTCCTGCCCAAGCAACTCTTGTTCGTGGAGGACATGCACACGCGGCACCTGCTCTACTCGGGTGCGTTCGCTGCCGCCAAGTCGCGGGCGCTGTGTTGGAAGTTGTTTGTGCGTGCGTCACGCAAGGGCGCGGTCGAGTTCCTTTGCCGCAAGACGCTGGTGTCGCTCAAGAAGTCCACGCTGAAAACCCTGCTCGAACCCGACGGCGATCTCCCGCCCGTGCTTGAGCCCGGCACCTACACGCACAACAAGAGCGAGGGCATCATCCGCATCAACGGCGGCGGGCAGATTATGTACTTCGGCCTCGACGACCCCAGCAAACTCGGCTCAGTGAACGGCACCGGGTGCGCGATAGACGAGCTGGTTGACCTCACGCTAGACGACTACATCATGCTCAACGGTCGCGTGCGAATGACCGTGCCCGGCCTCACTCGCCAACTCTACGGCGCGTGCAACCCCGGCCCGCCCTCGCACTGGGCGGCGCTGCGGTGGGGCCTCGCTCCTGGCGGGTCGATGCTCGACGACACGCACCGCGTCATTGAGTCCAGCACCTTCGACAACCACTTCCTCATGGAGAAGGCCCCCGACTACATCGAGTCACTCCGCAAGATGACGGGCGTGGCGTATGAACGCTATGTGCTGGGCAA